TCAGAATTCACAGAATTTTAGAATTTACAGAATAATAATTAGTGAGTATGTGAAAGCCTACTCACATAAAAATACAAAACATGACAAATTATATTTGCCCAGGAGAACGAATTCAGGCAGTAGCCGGTTCGGGTGGTGTAACTTCCGGTAGTATTGTATTCATTGGTAATATCAGAGCCGTAGCTATTACAAGTGCTGCTGAAACCGAAGTTTACACGGCTATGGTGGAAGGAGTTTTTGAAATTGCGAAAGAAACAGGTGCTATTACTATTGGACAAGCTTTGTATGTAACCAGTACAGGTACTATTACAGCAACAGCATCCGGTAATAAGTTTGTTGGGTTTGCTTACGAAGCTGCTGCTAGTGGTGATGCTACAGGTAAACTTTTGCTTTGTGGTGATTGCGGACCTGGTACAGGTGCTGCGGTTGCTAATGTTGGTGGAACTGCTGCTTCAGATGCTATCACTACGGTGAATGCATTGTTGGTTAGTTTACGTGCTGCCGGAATTATAGCTACTGCATAAGATGAGTATTTTTGATAGCATCCAAAAGGTTGTATTTACTGCTGCGGAAACCGTGTTTGGTGATGCAGCCGTTTGGACGCCATCAGACTCAGAAATTGCACTTACTGAAAATGTGCTGTACAATTCACCCGATCAACCTATTTCTATTGGTAGCGGTGACAGATACGAGTATCGGCCATACAATTATTTCTTTGAATATACTACCGGACAATTTCCAACTTTAAAAACATTGGTAGATAGCGGTGCAGTTCAAAGAGTAGCGGTAAAAGGTGATAATCTTGTGATAAGAGAAGTTAGGCGCAAGAACGATGGACAAACTTATATTGCTTACGGGGAACTAGACGATGCCGATTAATTACGAAGAAATAGAAAATATTATTTGTACAATTCTTTGTCCGGTTGATGAAGAAGCTGTGAAACTCAATACCGTTTACACAGCACAGCCATTACCGGATAATGAGTCGGAAAATCAGCGTAATTTTTCAAAAGCTAATGTATGTGTTATTTGTACTAATTCCGATTTTGACAACCCGGACAATCTAAATGTCGTAAATCAAAAAGAAACGATAAACATAGAGGTACAGATAAGGACTAATTCCAGACGTGGTGAAAAGGGTATTTTCTCTATTATGAGAGATATTAAATCTAAATTGCTTGGGTATAAGATCGGAAAAGGATATACACAATTACAACTTGTAAAAAACGGTTATCTTGATACTACAACTCAGAACGATTGGAATTATGTAGTTGTATTTTCTACCACTACGCGAGTTGTCGAAAATTTACCCGAACCCACTTATCCGAAGTTTGTACAAATTGACCTAGTAGACAAATGAAATACGTAAACGTTTTTGGAATTATTGCTTTTACATACGAAGGTAAAGATTACATTTCGGACAAAGGCGATACGGTAACTTTACCGAAATGCGATTATGTATCAAATCTTGTCAAGAAAGGATTTATCCAGTTGGAAGTTATCAGTAAACAGTTATCAGTAAAAAATAAAAAAAATAAACTTATAAAAAATGAGTGATACTTTTTTACACGGGGTTGAAACAATTACCTCACCAGTTTTATCGTTGGTGAATACGATAAAGACAGGCGTTATTGGATTGATTGGTACAGCTGCTACCGGTGATACCGATAAGTTGATTTTGTGCGCTACCGAAAAGGATGACGTACAATTTGGAACTACCGGCACAATACCTGAAGCATTGACCATCATTCGTGCTATTACGAGAAAAACGGGTTGTACAGTACTGGTTGTTTCAATCGGTACCGGAACACCTACTCCAGAAGCTGCCGATTTTGTAGGAGCTGTTGACCCTGATACAGGCGCAAGAAGTGGATTGAAATGTTTTGATGCTGCGGTGACAAAATTTGGTTTTAATGCAAAGATTTTTATCGCTCCTCGTTTTTCAAGCGTAGGTGGTGTGAAAACAGCATTGGAAACAGTAGCCGAAAAGTTCAAAGGTTATGCATATCTTGAAGCTCCTACCGGATTAACAGTAACCGAAGCAATTGCTTTGCGTACTACCGGTGCTTTGTGGGCCACAATGTCTGAGCGTTCAAAATATCTTTATCCTAACCCGTTGGATGCTGCCGGTACTGAACGTCCTTTCTCTGCCTATTCAGCTGCATTGCGTGCTAAGCTTGATGCAACTTCAGAACTGGAGGGTGGCGGTTTTTGGGTAAGTAATTCGAACAATGCCATTGATGGTATTAGCGGACTATCGGTTGAAATCTCAGCTTCGGTAAATGATGTGAATTCAGAATCGAACCTGTTGAATGCTGCCGGTATAACTACTATCTTCAATATGTATGGTGCCGATTTCCGAGAATGGGGCAATCGTAATGCCAGTTTCCCAACTGAAACAGGTATTGGTACTTTCGAAAGTACAACGCGTGCTCAGGACCTTATCGATGATAGCATAGAGCTTGCATGCTTGCGCACATTCACCGATAAGAACATTACCCAGGCTAACATTGATTTGGCGGTGCAAATGGTGAATACTTACTATAATTCGCTTATTAAGCGTGGTGCAGTATTGGAAGGTTCGAAATGTCTGTATGAAGCTTCCAAAAATTCGGATGCGGAAATTGCGGATGGCCATGTTGTATTTAGCAAAATACAAACAACTCCAACACCTGCTGAACGGATCACTTTCGACAAGACAATTGATATTAATCTTTTAGCTAATATTCAATAACTATGGGAGCAACAATAAGTAAAGTACAAGATGCTAACGTTTACGTTAACGGTACATCAACACATGGTCAGGCTTCTGAAGTTACGTTACCGGAAGTTCAATTCGGTAAAAACGAATATAAAGCTTTAGGGCTTGTGGGAGTGGTGAAGCTTTGGAATAAAACCATTGAAGCGTTGGAAGCAACGATTAAATGGAATTACCCGGAGAATGATGTTCAGATTGCCTGCGCTAATCCGAGTAAGACTATCGACTTGATGGTACGTTCCAACAAAACAGTTTTCAGCGATGGCGAAGAAACTGAACAACCTGTAGTTGTTTTTCTGAAAGGAACATCAAACAATCACGGGTTAGGTTCGTACAAAAAAGGCGAAGATACCGATCTTTCAACGAAACTTGATATTTCGTACCTTAAACAAGTGGTTAACGGTAGAGAGATTGTTGAAATTGACGTGCTGAATAATATCTTTAGGATTGACGGAACGGATTTATTGACTCAGTATCGGAAGAATTTAGGGATATAATCCTGTCGGAATCAGAATTAATAAAATTTTATAATTTACAGAATAAGAAAAACCATTTCGTGGAATCCCACGAAATGGTTTTATAAAATAACTCAAAATCTATAAAAAATAAATTGCTATGTCTGAAATAAAATATTTTACAAGAAAAGTGGCTGAAGGAACTGTGAAGGCTACACATAATTGCTCTTTTGATAGTAATATCGTTTTGACTAAACTAGTACAAAAGGGATTAAAAGTAATTGATTCGGTTATTCTTAATTCCGCTAGCGTTACGCCCACGAAAGGTGGTAAGATAACATCTGCCGATCTAAAAGAAAAAAAGGAGGCTATAACCGAAGAATTGAGAAATAGAATTTCGGCAATCAGAATTAATGGGCTTCCTATCATTCTTGAAGATTTGGGAGAATGCTTTGATGATGATGAAATTGTAGAAGTAATTGCATTTATCAATGATGCCGATATGTCGGTATTTGGTGGAAAAGAAAAAACTGAAAGCGAAGAAGAGGAAGATTCATTAAAAAACGCTTAATCCCGTTAGATGATGTTGTATTTGTAAGTCATTATATACATGCGGGAATAGATAGTATTTTTGAATGGGATGTGATTAAGTTCTTCCATATTTTCGATTCATGCGAAAGATTGTTCAAGCAATTCGAGTCGATACCAAAGGGAGTGATTTTATTAGACCCGGATAAGTTGTGAAAAGAGATCATACAGAATTGTATGATCTCTTTTTTTTATTGTAATTGAAACGAGTTGCACCTACTTATTTTTTAGTATAAAAATTAAATTGCCCTAATTTTGAGTTTTAGATATTTAATCGAAAAAACGTGTATCTGTGAATAATATAATGAAAGTTGGATTAATACTTACAGCTACCGACAAGATGTCGGGTGGTATTAATTCAGCTATCGGAAAGTTAGGTAAAATAGCAGGTGCATTAGGTATTGCAGGTATTGTTGAAGAAGGTCTTAGTGCTGTTACAAAGTATGATGATGCTATTCAATCATTAAGTGCAGTTACAGGCGTAAGCGGTGCCGGGCTGGTTGAAATGAAAACTGAAGTTATTGATTTGGCAAAGAAAAGCAGAATAGCTGCTGCCGATATATCAGCAGGATTTGAAAATGTAGGTTCTAACATGTCGGAGTACTTAAGTGATCCGAAAGGGTTGCGTAAGATTACAGAAGCCGGCGTTATTTTGTCGAAAGCTGCACGTATGGAAGTAGCTCCATCATTAGATTATCTGACAACGATAATGAACCAATTTGACAAAAAGGCAAAAGATGCTTCAAAAACAGTAAATGAATTGACAGCCGGTGAAATTGTAGGTAATGTTAGAACAGCTCAGATAGCAGAATCATTACAGGAATTTGGTGCAAGTGCATCATCCATGAATGTTGAATTATCAGAGTCAGTAGGACTTATTGAAGTACTTGGTAAAAAAATAAAATCAGATAAAATAGGGGTAGCTGCAAGAAATATACTTGTTACCATGGCATCGGCAAAAGGACTTCCACGCGAAGCCCTTGTGTATTTGGATAAATACGGTGTAAGTACAAAAAAACTTATGGACCCAAATACTAAATTGGCAGGTAAGCTAAAAGAGCTTAGCAAGATTAGTGGAGATGCTACGGCCATGGTGAAAGTATTCGGGAAAGAAAATATAACTGCTGCTACTGTATTGTTCAATAACCTTCCACTTTTAGAAGATTGGACGAAAAAAATTCAGAATACAAATGAAGCACAAAACCAAGCTAACACAAATTCAAAATCTTTTGTGAATAGATTGGCACAATTAAAGGCCTCTTTTGGTAATATATTAGTATCTGAAAATGAGAATATCGGTGCATTGGGTGCATTGGGTAATATTATCAATTATGTTACGAATAATCTATCTAAAATTATGAGGATAGTAATTATAGCAAGTGCACTATTTATGGGATTTAAGGCAATAATGTGGTTATCAACTGCATCAATTTATGCCTATAATGTGGCACTTGATTTATACATTCTATTGAGTGGAAAAAGCATTTTATTAATGCAGACAAATGGAATTGTAATGAAGGGATTGACAATGTGGCAAGGGCTTGTTACAGCAGCTCAATGGCTTTGGAATGCTTCATTGTTTGCATGCCCTATTGTATGGATAATTGCTGCAATTATAGCTTTAGGAGCGGGGATTTATCTATTAGTTAAGCATTGGGATACTGTTACAGAGTCGTTGAAGCGATTTGGCAAATTTCTTTTGTCGAGTGTGCTGACTCCTATAATTATGGTATTGGATGCTATTGGTAGATTAACCGGTGCAAAATGGGCCATAAATTTATCTACAAAAATGCAATCGTTTAAAAATGGGTTGGACGATCCGGGCGAAACGATAGCTTCAAAACAGAGAGCTGCTGCGATAGGAGTAGCTAAAACGGCAGGTGCAACGAATAACAGTTCAATAACATATTCCCCTCAGGTTACAATTGCATCGGGAAGCCCGGCAGATAAGGCAAATTTTATGAACATGTTGAAAGATCATAAAAGAGAGTTGCAGCAAATGATGACCGGAATGGATAACAACAAAAAGAGGGTGAATTATTCACCAAGCTTCTAGATAAGAATTTATATATGCCTTTTTAGCTCAGCTGGTAGAGCGGTTCATTTGTAATGAATAGGTCGGCGGTTCGAGTCCGTCAATTGGCTCAAACTACATGCAATAGGATTAGGACGAAGTCTTTTGAATGGCCAAGTATGGGCATAAATCGTATAATACATGCTAAGAAACGAAAGAGCAACTCACAAATAATTGAGTATGTAGTAGCTTTATAAATAACGACTATGTTTTTACAACTCGGTACATATAAGTTTGAAGGTATAAAGTTACCGCAATCATGGAGTAATTCGAAAGAAACAATCTATGGTCAGATACCTATAATTGGTGGTAAGCCGAGCATTCAGATAACGGGTGAGAAGTTAGAAGAGATTGAGATCGGAATTTTCCTTTCATCGGATTTCTGTACTCCAAAAACGGAACTGGAAGCTTTACATGCCATTAGAACCAAAGGCGTAGTTTCTCAACTGGTAGATGGTACCGGAAGGAATTACGGAAAGTTTGTGATTACTTCCATTAATGAAGATAATATAAATGCATTGCCTGACGGATATGTTACGGATATTTCTGCTACACTACATTTATTGGAATATAGCACTACCGATTCGCTGACGTTGCGGAAAGGAAAGGCATTATCAACGTCGAAACCTATTGCAGTTGCACCGCTTGCACCGCTTCAAAGTCCTACTATGGGAATAATGGTAAGCATGAAAGCCGGTAATGATATAAGTAAGCAATTATCAGAACAAATAGCCAAAGGGCAAATGACTAGCGGTAAGTTGGCTGAAGTGCAAAGTAAATCAGCAAAAGCCATTAGCAGCTACAACCAAACTACTGCTAAGATTGATACTAAAAGTAAACTAGTGCTTCGTGGTGCTACTACAGTGAAATCGAAGATAAATGAAACGAATGCTACGCTCACCAATATTAATGTTTTGGCGGGTAAATTAAAACTAGCAACGGATCAGATTAAGAATACACCCGGTGCAGTTCTTGGAGCTGATAGTTTACAGGATTATGTAGATTTGGCAAATAATGGAAATCAATTGAGTGGATTAATGTATTCGTTGAATATTGCAAGTTCACCATTTGCTGCGGTGGTAGGCAGTAGGGAAACAATATAATAACTCCAAACCCCTAAAGGGGCTTAAAGAAAATAAGAGTGGATAATTCTATAAATCATGTGTGTGGACAGGGTCAGACCTGGGGTTTTGTTGCCAATTTATACTATGGAAGTATGAAGGCGATAAAAACGCTTATTGATGCTAATCCTAGCGTTCCCATTGATCCGGTATTGCCTTATGGAACTACTTTGATTGTTCCGATAATTGAAACAACTGAAACGGCAGTAATAACAAGTAGGTTGCCACCGTGGAAATAAATTTACCCCTAATCCGTCAGCTGACGGATAATAAGAAATGGAAGAGATAGCTAAAAAGCCAATTGTAAAAGTAATATGGAATAATAAGGATATTTCTACAACGGTAGAAAAGTATCTTTCTTCCATAACTTATATCGACCATGAGGAAGGGGCTAGTGATGAGTGTACGTTCGAGTTTGACAATTCATCCGGTATATGGAGTGAGGATTGGTACCCTGAAGAAGGTGATACGCTGCACCCATTTATTGGGTATGGCGATAAACTGATAGATTGTGGTTTATTCCAGGTAGACGAAGTTACGCTAACGGGTACTCCTGATATAATGGAGGTAAAAACAATTGCTTCCGGCATAACAAAATCGTTGCGGACACGGAATAACAAGGCATTTGAAAAAATGACATTGAAGCAAATAGCTTTGTTTTTTTGTAATAAACATGGTTTTACGCTCATTGACAATTCAAGTCTGAAGTTATCGGCCATTAATATTGACCGTAAAACACAAGAGAACAAAACTGATTTGTCGTTTTTGGCTGAACTGGCTAAGGAGTATGGATTCCTTTTTTCAGTGAAATCTAATAAGCTTGTATTTATTGATTATTACACACTAGATAATGCTGAAAGTTTGTTGGAAATTGATAAAACAGATGTAAGCAATTATTCTCTTACAAATAAAACCTATGACACTTATGCTTCGGCTTCCATAGCACAGCGTAACCCGCGAAAAGGACACGTAGTTAAGTACGAAGGAACCGATTCGATAAGTACAAAGAAAACGGATAACGATGTGATAGGTGGACGATGTGATAATTCTGCACATGCAGAGCATAAAGTCAAAGGTGGGCTTTGGAATAAAAACAAATTTAAAGAGAGCGGAAGTATTAATGATATAACCGGCGACCCGTTGCTAGTAGCAGGTGTAAATTTTGATTTGACAGGATTCGGAAAACCAAGCGGAAAATATCATATAACTTCTAGTACCCATGTAGTGAAAGGTGGAGATGTATATACAACTAGTCTTGACATTCGCAAGACAGGAACTATACCAAAACCGAGAAGAGTTCCGAGAGTAGAACGAAAAACAACAAAAGAAGAAATACAATAATTTATGTTGCGGTACGGAATTATAAGTGAAGTAGATTATTCGGCAGGTCGTGCCCGCGTAAATTTTGATGATACGGATATTGTTTCGGATTGGTTGACATTACCAAATGGAAGAATAAAATCAAACTGGATATATGACACCAATAAGCAAGTGGCTGTATTGATGCATAGCAATGGTGAGGATGGTGAGATACTTGGAGAAGTACCAAGTGAAGAAGATACAACCCCAACGTGGGCCAATGATCATGTAGAAGGTTTTGAATTTCATGACGGGACAAAGGTGACGTATGACAATTCAACTAAGAAGCTGACTATTGATGCCGGAACAACTGGAGAATTGATTTTTAATTGTGCTAAGTTGACGGTGAGTGGTGACATAATAGCGGGTGATGAAAATGTAAGTTTGATAAATCATATACATACTAGTCCGGTAGGACCTACAGGAAAACCAATACCAACGATATGATAAATACAGTACAATTATCGACTGACATAAAAACATTGCTTAATACATTGAAAACTTCCGAAAATCAGGAAGAAGCAATAACAAGTTTTGCCGATACACTTGCCGATAAAATAGCTGATGCCATTAAGCGCGGAATAGATACGGCAACTATTGTTCCAACATTAACAGCTGGAACGGTAGCAGTAACAGGAACGATAACCATAACTGCAACAAAATGAATTTTGATAAATCTATTAATCTAGAAGTATTTGGTGAACTGGTGGAGGGCATGAATGACATTGCTCAAAGTTGGATGACTATACTTCACACCATACCCGGGAGCGACCCGTTGCGGGCAACATTTGGCAGCGGAATTTACAACTACGTTGATAAGCCGGTGACACAGTTCGAGGGAGATTTTGCAAGTATGGTAATTCGTGACCTGGAGCGGTGGGAAAAAAGAGCAACGATTAGTAGAGTTACTCGTACAATGAAAGAAGGATCGGTTGCCGTTCAGATTTACGGAACCTATACAGCAACTAATACACCTATTCAAATTACAGTTGATTTGAATGATTTGAAAAATGAAAATCTAAGCGAATTGCAGAGGGCGTATTCTGAAGCGTATTCTGAAGCGTATAATTGATCAGAATTTTCTGAATTAAAGAATTTGCATAATTAATAACGCGACTTGGAAGTCGCGAAACCCATAAGAATAATACAATGGCATTAGCAGAACCCATATTTGTAGAAACTGATCCGGCAGCAATTCTTTCGGAGATACTGGCTGATTTTACGGCTTTGACAGGGCGTGAGATTTACCCCGGACAACCGGAGTATTCGATATGCTCGTGTATGGCCTATCACAAGACATTAACGCATAATCGCATTAATGCTGCGGGTAAATCTATGTTAGTTGATTTTTCGGCTAATCCTGTATTGGATTACCTAGCTGCCATGTTCAACATTACACGGCTTACGGCTCAATCTGCTGTTTGTACGTTGCGGTTCATATTGGTACCGGGTCATTTGCGTGTAACTATTCCTATAGGTACTCGTGTACGCTCCACAGATGGTAATGCCATATTTGAAACGAATGACGATGTGACTATTGAAGAAGGGGTGAATACTATTGATATACCTTCTACGTGTCAGATTACAGGGCTTGTGGGGAATGGCTATGCAATAGGTGATATTTCGGTATTACAAGATGTGTATGCTTATATTTCTTCAGTAAGCAACCTTGATCTTACTTTGGGTGGTAGTGATGAAGAAACGGATATACAGCTGCGCGATAGAATTAAACTGGCAACTTCTCAGTACAGTGTTGCGGGTAGTAGAAATGCCTATAAGTTTTGGGCAAAGTCGGCTAGTCCACTTATTACTGATGTGGAGGTAGTAACCTATTCTGAAAATAACTTAGTTCCATTTGGTGAAGTTTGGATTTATCCTTTGTTGCTTAACGGTCAGATACCTTCTGATGCATTAAAATCTGAAATAGCAGTAGTACTCAATGCTGAAAATGTTCGGCCAATGAATGACACCGTACTCGTGAAAAACCCACAAGTTGTAGAATATACAATTGCAATGTCGGTTGTAAAGAAACCGGAAGCCAACGGATCGGACTTGATTAGCTCGATTACTGCCATATTAACAGCATATGGAGTTACTAATTACACTACGCTAGGAGTTGACATTGTGGCTTCCTATATTGAAAGCATATGCCGGAGTGAAAATACATACGATGTAACTGCTGAAATAGTATCTGCGAAAGCATTGTCTGGGCGTAATTTGATTATAAGCCCATGGGAATTAGCAAAACAAACAGGCGTTACCATTACAATAACCGGAAGTAACAATGGCTAAAACAATAGCATCAGCAATTGCCAACAGTAGG